TCAAGGGTGGACCCCGCACTTCAATCGATTGAGAAGGAGATTTAAAATGGAATATCGTGCTAGTTACATACGTGAGTTGATGCCGAAGAAGCCTTCCACCTTCGAACTGATGCAGGAGCAAATGGTCGTTGTGGCGAAAGGGTGGACATCGAGTTCTTCATTATGCAATGTATTTTTCCGAGGAAGAGGCTGTTTCTCTTCGGGAGAAATTTGAAAAACTTGGGTTCATCGTAAATGTAAATAAAAATGCATTTGGTGATGAATATGACAATTCTCACTTGATTTCTATTCATTGGTGAAAGGAATAATATCATGGAAAAGCATCCTCTACAGGTGGCGCTGGAATCCTTGGCCGAGGAATATGACTTCAGGGTTCGGTCCTATTCAGGTCGTGGAATGTATGGGGCCGAATGCCTCGCCATCTTCGGTGAAGACATTAACCCGATGCAAATCGGCTTTCTCGTAGGCCGAGATTATAGTATGGATTTTCATCATCTAGATGGTTGGAAAAAAGACACCATGGGTCATCATCGAGTTGTTTACTATTGGCCTCAGATCGATTATGTTGGAGGTTGGTTGAATGACGATGACTAACCACCAAATTTGGTTTTCGATTGTTTTGTTTTGTCTTATCTTACACTTTTTGGGAGTATTTTAAAATGGTAAATTATGAACGAAAGTATGTAGAAGTGATGCTTGCCGGATGGCTTGGTTTTCACATGAAGAGCCTAGACGAGGCCATCACATATCTACAAGGACTGAAGGCGCAATATGGTGACAACTGCACCATCAATGAGTATAATGATAGTTATGATAGTAAATATCTCGGTCTTTTTCAGGAGATTCCTGAGACCGACGCACAGATGAAAGTTCGTATCTCTCAGGAAGAGGATTTGGAAAAGCGCCGTTACAAGCAAGAGCGTCTTCAATATGAAGAACTGAAGAAGAAGTACGGAAAAATTTCTGCACTATAGGCCTAGCTCATTCTCTGTTATTATCTGAAATTCCCATTCACGAGATTTACAATATTCTCGTGCATATTTCCATTTTGCATCGTTGATGGCGTAGGTCAGAACATCGTTAATAAACCCTTTAGACATTCTTTTTCCCTTGACAGGTGGAAGAGTCTGTTTGAAGGGTTTTATTTCGACCATGATAGTTTTAATAACTCCGTTACGATCCCGAATCTTGATCACGGCGTCAGGAAAGTATCGGTGCTTCTTGTTATCCTTGGGAGAGATGTAAGGAACTATAACTTCTTCCGACGACCACTCCAAGACATCAGGCCGGGAGTCGAACTGCATATAAAGTTTTAATTCCCATGAGGATCGGTAGACGATGTTTGAAGGATCACCTTTATATTTCTGTGGGTTCTTCGCCCTGAACATTCCTTGATGATATCTGGGCATTCATTCTTTCCAATAAATATGTTTGTAATATTTATCAGAAGGAACGAACTTGGCCTTTATAACAAATATATTAAAAGACCTTGAGATTGCTGGTGTCATCACCGCTGCCGTTGGAACTGCGGCGCTGGTGGCGACAGCAGCAGAGGTATATAGTCTTTCGGGATCAACAAACGCAACAGATTATACTAATTCTCAGACCACAGTATATCCTACTGATCTTTTAAGTTCATCATCGGCCAACAACGACTTCTGTATGAAGTTTGATTTTTATCAATATCAAAGACCGACCATCTTCAGTAACGTTTTTACAAAACCGTTCGGAACAATCGTCCTTCCCATTCCCACGAACATCGTGGATCACCAGAGCATCGGTTATGTGGATTCAGACCCAACAAATCCCGCCCTAGGCGCGGCGCTGGATGGCATGGTGGGCTCCTATAGGAATAATCAGGCCAACTGGATGGCGTCGGCCGTAGAGTCTCTTGGACCAGCGTTATATGGCGCTGGAACGGCCGGGGCCGTTGGTGGGGCAACAAATATCTTGAATACTCTCGGAAAGACCGTTGGACTCGGTAATTCCGCCAACAGAATCTTCCAGACATCCGGTCTCGCTGTCAACCCATATCTCACGGTTTTATTCACCGCCCCAACATTTAAAAGACATACTTTCATTTGGAAATTCATGCCTAATAATCTTCAGGAATCCAACACGATAAAATATATCATCAACAAATTTAAATATCATCAGCTTCCTGACACAAATCAGGCCACCGCAGGATCACTATTACAATATCCCGATGTGGTTAGACCGACGATCATTCCCCAAGGATATGTCTACAGCTTTAAACATTGTGTGATTCAGGATTCCATCGCTAACTATGCCCCCGGCACGACGCCATCATTTGTCGGATCATCCAATGCGCCATCGGCTATTGAATTCACTATTCAGCTTCTTGAAATTGAGTATTTCCTTAAGCGTGATATGGTAAATACGACTGATCCAAATTTCTTGCCGCCTACAAGTGAAACGACAACAACAATAATTCCTCCATCGGCTAACGGTTAATCAAATCATGGATACATATTTTTCAAAATTCCCTCTTACTTCATATAATGGGATGCCTGTGGTGGATATCACCAGACGCGCCGTCATATCCAATACTGACCTCCTGAATCCATTCTTTTATTATCCTGTGACTATCAATAATAATGAAAGAACCGATCAGATATCCAGAAAATATTATCAAGACCCCTATCAGGAGTGGGTTTTGTTCTTGACGAACCAAATCTATGATCCCTATGACCAGTGGTATATGAATAATGAAGAGTTTCAGGATTATATGTATCAGAAGTACACCAACATTCCTCTGACAACCCAGACCATCATGTACTATACAAATAATTGGTTTTTAAACACCGACCGTGTGAGCGTGGCGTATTTTGATGCTCTCGACCCTTCGCTTATGAAATATTATCAGCCGAATCTTGACGGATTCGGATCGGTAACGAGCTACAGCAGGATTCAGGAAGATTGGACGATCAACACAAATCATTTGGTTTCTTTTAATTTCTCCAACACAATCCCACAATTCATCAACAATGAAATCGTCGCCATCAATTATGGTGCCAATCTGGTGGGCTCAGGACAGGTTGCGGTATGCACAAATAATGTTCTGAATATTCAGCACGTCTCGGGATATTATCTCCCCAACGGGGTCGTCAATGCCGCTGCCTTCTCGATTCTGGGAAGTCAGTCCAATGCCTTAATAACTATTCCAAACGCCAACGCCGTGACCATCTTATCCTTCGACACCATTCCACCAGAAGAGGATGTGTTTTATAGTCCTGTCTACGTCTTCGATTATGAAACGAATATGAATGAAAGCAATAAGGTTTTGAACATTTTGGTCAGTGGATATGAGACCCAAGTTTCTGACGCCTTGCAGAAGGCTCTTAATTCATGATTCCCGGCTATAATCCCGGCGACGTATTCATCACCGACCTAACGATGTCGTCACCCCGAGGGTCTTTAAACCTCGGATCGATGTTTGCCACCATGAAAGTTTTTGAAAGTATTTTCGTGCCTAATGTCATTGCCGAGATTACCGTCTTCGACGTTAACGACGCGCTGGGCAACATGAACATCATCGGAGACGAGACCGTGACGACCACCTTCGGGGCTCCCGGAGGCACCATGGCGTCATATACATTCGCCCTTGATCAGATCACCAACATACATGGCGAGGGCTCCACAAAGTCAAAAATCTACACCCTGCATGGCGTTGGCGAAGAGACGATGTATGCCAAGACGAACTTCGTTCAAAAGAATTATCAGACCGATATCGCTTCCATCGTTTCTGATATTCATAGGACATTTTTAATGAGTGGTAAGTCTCTCTCGACAGAATCAACGAGCGGCACCCAGAATATCATGATCCCGAACTACGATCCCTTTAAGGCTATTGACATGGTGAGACGCCGCGCGGTGTCGGCATCAAATCCATCATCAACATTTCTTTATTTTGAAAATGCTCTGGGGATGTATTTTAAAACGATGGAAGGAATGCTTCAACAGGGGCCGATAAAGACCTTCTTACATCAGGATACTGTAGGTAATTCTCTCTATATCGACACCAGCACCAACATCATCGCACTTGATGTTCCACAGATTGCTTCCTCGACCGAAAGAATCTCGATGGGTGGACTGATGCAGCGGATATCGACCTATAATATCAGAACACGAAGTTATCAATATAAGGATGTCGCGCCACCGACCAGCGGCTTCAATTCATCGGCCTTCACGGCGAAGTATGGCAACAAGTATGGATCAACTTCAATGATCCCTGTTGACACCGCAAGCCGTCCCTTCACCGGGATCGATACGATGACGCCTAATCAGCTTGGTTATATTTCAAATCTTATGCAGACGCAAGTGAAGATCAAGGTTAATGGTGACGCGCTGGTCAAGGCCGGGGATGTCATCCAATTAAAAATTCCCGAAATGATTAATATCACGTCACCACAACCCCTCGACCCACAGATTGCGGGTAACTATCTGGTCACAAGGATGTGTCGGAATATCGGCCCTTCCCAACAGCATCCAAGATATACAGATTCCATTGAGTGTATTAAGGGTGATCTGAACGGCGCATCTTAGGCTCACTCACAATATGTGTTTGCCGCCATATGCTCACCCTCGATCCTTATGATATAGATCGTGAGCCCTTTGCTGATATCCATAAATTTCTGTCTGGCCTCACGAATATCCGAAGCATAGATGGTTTCATATCCTGAAATTCCATACTTCGGATTTTCGTAGTGTATCACAAATTCCTTCACTTGAGAAGGAATTTGTTGGCACCGGGAAGGTTGCCAGTGGAGCGTGATCCGCCACCCAACTGGTTATCGAGGGAGATGGTGTTGGCTGCGTTATGACCGGCCATGGAAGCCGAATTGAGGGAAGTGGCGCGTTGCTTACGCTTCTTCATGAATTCTGTATCAGACAGGAATTCCTCGACCAGCGCCAATTCGGTGGAATACAACGCGGGAAGGTTGGACTTCTCACCAGCCGGGGTAACCGGGGCCTTCACCGCCTCGATCTTGTCGTAAACGCGACGGGTCAGACGCAGACCACAACCCATTTCGAAGTGATAACGCTGCGTGGCCTCCGACGAGAACTTGCGGGAAAGACGAACTACAGTCTTTTCGAGATATTCGAACATCGAAATTGCGATGGCCCGATTATGTTCCTTACCTACGAAGACGAACTTGGCGACGCGCTTCAGGTTGCCGGTCTTGCCATATTCGGTGCTGGTGCTGATATAGCCCTTGCAGAAGAACAGCTTGGCGACGACACCCATGAGGGTCTGACGCCACTTGATATGACCATAGGAAGTCTCGTAAATGGTCTTGTCCATGGTGGCCATGTCGGCCTCTTGGGCTTCCTCGGTGACCATCGACATATCGAGGTTATGGGCGGCGAGAAGCAACTGAGCCTTGTTCATGAAGGCCATCGCCTCTTCCTCGGTGACCGAGGCGTCTTTCGACATGGCGAGAAGCTTCTTGATTTTTTCGATCATGGAGGCGTTGGAAGAAGCTGACATTTAAAATCTCCTATCATTGATTCGATGACCCTTTATAGGCGATTTTTAAAAACTTGTCAAATGAATTCGAACGAATTTGTCCGAAGAATGTAACATTTTTAGGACAAATTCATCTTTGTCAGAAAAACGTATACATTCTTCGGACTTATTTTTTTAATGAATCTCTAAGTCATTGACAACAGTGAGTTTTCCGTCTCGTAGAAGTGTCAGGCTCACCTTGTCGCCAACATTATGCATCGCGACTTCCTTGATAAGAGCGGCAGGAGTAGAAATGTTGACCGTATCAATTTTCAAAATGATATCACCAGCCTTCAGCTTATCGTTATGGTTAAGAATCTGATCATCATCCATGATCCCCTGAAGCCTGATGCCCTTATAGAAGGTATCACCGGCCACAAGCGACAACATCTCTGTATTTTCGATGATGACAAGGCCGATATGCTTCTGTTGGAATCTTCCCGTCTTGATAATCTCGGTCACCACCACCTTGGCATACTTAGAAGGGATGGCGAATCCAAGACCGGCAGAAGTATGTGATGGTGAATATATGGCCTGATTAATCCCGATGACTTCACCATTCATATTGAAAAGAGGGCCACCAGAATTGCCGGGATTGATAGGCGTATCAGTCTGAAGTGAATCATCGAAAGGCGAATCCAGACCTTCGGAGTTTTCACGATCAACAGCCGAAATGACACCAGCCGTCAGGGTATGATTAATTCCATAGGGACTTCCCACGGCAAAAACTTGTTGACCAACCTTCATCTTCTCACTATCACCAAAGGCGACGGTAGGAAATTCACGATCAGTTTCGCTCTTGACAATCTTTAGAACGGCGATATCAGTTGCTCTATCCGATCCTACTACTTCCACGTCACGTTCCGATCCATCCTCAAGGACGATGGTTATGTTTCTATTACCAGAACCCTGAATGACGTGATTGTTGGTGATGATCAGCCCATCGGTGCTGATAATGAAGCCAGAACCGATTGCACCACCAGTCTTGTGCGGTGAAAAAGGAAGAAGAACATCCTTTTCTTTATGTTTCTTTATAATGATTTCATTGACAATATGATCCAGATCAGACATCTGTGTCCACAGAATAGGAATATCCAACTGTGGTGCATGGATGGTGACGACAGCGGGAGACACCCGTTGATATACGTCGCTTATTTCTTCTCCAAAAGCCGCCCCATAGGCGAATAGAAGAGCTACGGCGGTGACGATAAAGACGATAAGATACTTCACTTTGGGGCCACCGTGTTATCATCAGCAATAATTGAATCAAAAAGATTACGAAACTTTTCGAGACTCATGGTAGAATTTATTTCCGTTGTGCCGTAAGAGATGACACAAACCTTTTCGGTCTCGGTGGATGCGGAAAGGACCATCGTCTCCTTGGTTTTAAAGTTGAAGAAGATGCTGAATTTATCCTTGACCAGCTTATCCGCAATGACCAAGACAGGTTCGAAACCTTTCTTCTCGATGCCTTTAACGAAGTCTGCATTTCTGCTGCAATCAGGAACATCCTGAGTATAGGTTACAGCCATGGCAGAGGTAGAGAGAGCAAAAATAAATCCAAGTGCGGCTAGAAGTCTCATTACATTTCCTTATGTGGGAGGGGGTTTTAACACTTCTATTTATGGCAGACTTCTAAGGCTTTGTCAAATGGAGGCGCTACTGAGGATCAAACTCAGGTCTCAAGATTTGCAGTCAAGCGCATGGGTCACTCTGCTACAGCGCCGAAAAAGTCTTGGTGGGGTAAACTGGTGTGCTTACCTCTTTCTTGACATCCAAGTATGCCGACCCCTCTTACCAATGCCATTCATTACGCCTAGTAGAGCAGTAATGAACTGGGGTAGATATCCATGATCCACAAAGCCTCTACTAAGGTGACGGATCAGAAGGAACATCTAGCTACTATCTTGCATGATGGCTGAGAGGGCTCACCTGTCATTTAATCCTCTTGCACAGAGGAACCACCCAAGTATTTATCCTCTGCCGGGAAGATTCCCCTAGATGCCTTATCAGGGCATGACAGAAGTTTGGAGCGGGATAAGAGATTCAAACTCTTTTCATTAGCTTGGAAGGCTAAGGCACAATCCATATACCAATCCCGCGATTAGTGTATTCTATTTATACTAAATCTATCTCGTCTATCTCGTAAAAGTCTTCAGAAGGTGTAAGAAGACGGTTTTCATCTATAATTTTTGAATATCTACAATCAAACATATCATAATTTATGCGCTTTCCGTACTTGTCATATACAAATTTATTCTGAATTTCCATCATTTCTGACATAAGTTCATTGTGTTTCAGAACATCCTTTGCTTGTTTTTCTTTCAACTCCACAACAAATGCATTGGCGTCGGCCTCATTATGGAAGGCCTTTTAAATCCACACGTTTAAATTCCTCGTAAATCAACTCTTGTCGGTAAACAACATAAATCTTCATATCACTAATCCTTCATTTTCTTACGGTCATAGACTTTCTTGGACTTCACCACCCGCATCTTGTACTTAGGAGTTCGAAGGTCTTTGGCAATCATGTTTCGCGTTTTCATGACAAATATCCTTTAAAAATGGCGGGGAATGACGGAATTGAACCGACATTGCACTGGTTGAAGGCCAGTTTTCCTAGTCCTGTTAGAAGAATTCCCCAATTCTTTATTTATATGCAATATACGAATTTGCATACAATGTCAACCCTTATAGGAAATAATTTGTATCCTTTACCTTATCCCATGGAGCCGTGTACAACTTGAAAGGACATCCACAGCCTCGAAATGTCTCCTGCCAGACTCGAATCGTCTCTTCCTCCAACGGACCCAGCACAATCTCGGCCTGATTAGGCGGCGAAATCTTTTCGATGAAGTTAACATGCACGTTTCGAAACATGAATTTGGCGAAGACTTGTGGATAGTTAACGTCTACATCGAAGACGAATCGGGCAACGTAGTGCATTTTTTTCCTTTTGAAGAAGTTAAACATTTGTTATTTATAGAATAAAATACGCGGTGACGAACAGGGTAAGAAAATGAATCGTCTGATCCAGACCCACGACGACGAAGAAATTATGCCTGTCACCTTTCTTATAGAAATATGACGATGCCCTAGACGTGATGAAGTCAACACCAAAATGGATGACGCCATTTATTAAGGCAAATAGGAGAATATCGTTTGTGTCTATACCAAAACGAAAAATAAAAATACCCAAAAATAATATCAGGGTATACACACCGACATGTGCTGCCAGCGCCTCGTTGTTAACACTTTTATTCTGTGCCATCCAATCATTTTGGAGAAAGAAGTCTCCATACCAATGTATAAGAAGCAACACGAGAATGAGAGGTAGGCTAATCATTTCAAATCCTTTTTAAGTTGGTAGTCCGTGTCAGGTTCGAACTGACAACCTTGGAATTAAAAGTTCCTTGCTCCACCCATTGAGCTAACGGACTGGAATGGTAGACTTGGAGTGATTCGGACACTCGACCTTTCGCTTAAGAGGCGTCTGCTCTAACCAACTGAGCTACAAGTCCAAAAAGTTATTTATCTTTCCTGTTTCTGATGTAATCCTCGACGTTCAAAAGATTCCTGAGCATTTCTCTACGCGCCATCGCATATTCAGGTCCAAGAACCAGAAGATCATTAGTCAAACGATTAAACAGAACACGAAGTTTTTCCAGTTCTTCATCAGTGACATGATCACCGTAGTAAAACTTTTTATAAATTCCGGCCAACTCTGTATCAAATCTCATATTATATCCTCTCTAAAAAGTATGTGGGAGACTCGCGGTATCACGCGAATAATATACCCCTCTGTGCCTGTCGGTCAGTAGATAAATGCATGTCATCACACACATTCAGGGCTCCTATCTCATCTCCAAATAAGTTCTGGAGCTATTATGCCTAGCTTCAACGAGACCGATTTTACTCGTCCCTCCACTCCTAACATTAATTTAAGTCCCGCCCTCCAGATAGCGGTTCCGAGGTAGTTCCCGATCTCGTCCTAGAACACGTCTACCTGTGTTCAGGACCAGCCAGATAGCGACTCTGGCAATTCCGTAATCTTACTCTCCCTCTTAGAGATTGTCAATGGCCTCTTTTAGAGATTCTAGAGTATCGACACCTTTTTGAGAATAACCAACCTTCCATTCTTTTCCGTCCCAAACGTAGGCATATTCTGTCCAACAGTCGGGCATAGGCCATATATATTCCAGAGTCTCGGCTTCAAAAGCCTTGACATCTTCCCAAGGTTCATTACCACGATCCCTAAAGTAGGCGACACAATAGCCGTCAACCTTATTCTCCCAGCTATGCCCCTTGGGTTTGGTGCATTTCGGACCAAGAATCGACAAATTCCCCAGCCCGATCAGCTTCTCGGCCTTCTTGGTGGAATTATAATTCTCGAATAATATCTTACCATTATGTCTCACATAACCATCCCAATGGCAGTAAATACGACGCCAGACGCCATCCTTACACAAAACAATAATATCACTTCTGGTTCCCATGATACATACTCCTATGATTTGAACAATATCACTTTAAATCATTTTTAAACGTTGTCAACCACTTTTTTCTCTTTCATCGGAGAAACAGAAGGAACCTTCGCCTTCTCTTGAAACTTTCCGCCCCACACCGCGTCGTAGACACCCAAGTTATAGGCCGACGCCAGAATTTGCATCACTTCTCTATAAGAAACAAATTCGTCTGGCGTATTAAACACCGACTGACATTGTTTATGCATCCATGCCAGCGTCGCCGGATCAGTGATACGCAGTTCTACCGGAAGCGGAAAGAAAGGTATGTAATCAAGAAAATGTTGTGACATGGCACCCTCACTTGAACCCCATAAAAAAATCATTGATGGAAAGCGTATCAATCCCACCAAAATATTGGATGATTCCTGCGAAAATTATCATAATAGTAATGATAAGCATGAGGGCGAGGCAATGTTCAACGAATCGCCGGATTATCTGTTCTCGACGCCACACCTTGGCGAAATCTTCCATGTGGCTCATTTCAATATTCCTCCAGAATTTCGCCAGTATCTTTGTTCTTGATGAAAGCATACTGATAAGAATGTTGACGATACTCCCTCACCGCCTCAATAGCCTCCGAAAGGGTGAAACAATCCTCCAGATGCTCGGGCTCGGCACCATATCCGTAGACATCATTCCAGCCGCCCCAAATTTCATAATGTGGATAATTCATGATAAAAAACCTCCGCGTTGATATGATCAATATAAATGGTTTTGATTCTATGTCAAGCGATAAATATCAAAAAAGAAGGATTTTATGACAGAACGAGCATTTGGTTTTGATAACAGGCATTGGTGGGGCGTCGTCGTCAACGTCATGGACCCTGACAAGGAGGGTCGTGTCCAAGTTAGAATCCATGGCCTGCATGACGATGCGACTAATATTCCTGATTCTGCTCTACCATGGGTCAAACCTCTACAAAATATAACTTCGGCAGCACATAATAAAATTGGCAAGATTCCTGTCGGCCTGATCGTCGGATCGACGGTATTTGGGGTCTTCCTCGACGGGGATCAACAACAGCCGATAATGATGGGAACCATCGCCAAGGCTGGTGACGCAAGTAGTACAGAAACAACAGGAGGATCGGAATCTCTAAAACAAGGAACCAATTCTACGCCTCCCGGTGGGAGAATATTTGATAATGGTTTCTCGACCAGAAGCACTCAGAATATTAAGACAGATGACCAGACCAAGATCACATATCCAAATTACACACCAACCGAGCAAAATGATTCCGATGGCAAGGATATCACCGAGGATGCCCGTAAGAAGACAAAGTTCTATAGTATTCCCACCGTAGCATCATTAACTTCTATCGGTGGATCGATTCTTCAGCAGCTTCAGACTGTTGATCCACAGAATCTCAATGCAGTTCTTCCCAATGCGATTTCATCATTTATTAAGATGAAAGATATTTCCGACCTCGGATCGACCTCGGGACTTCAAGGCGCGATGGGGAACATGTTGGGATCGGCGTTATCATCGATTTCTGGCCAGCTAGGAGCCTCCACAGTCATCAACGCACTATCGGCAGGACTGTCGGGTGCCACCCTATCCAGCACGGCCCAGAGCGTCTTATCGACGGCCCTGATGAACATGGGTCAGACGCCCGTTCTTTCCGACACCATGAATAGCGTGACGAATCAGTCTCTCCAGTCTTTAATTAATATGATTTTACCGCTGCTACAGAACGGTTCCGTCTCGGCCTCTGCCCTCGAATCCATCATCGCGCTGTTTTTAGAACAACTTCAAAATAATGGAATGCAGAGCATTCTCGGTGCTGGGATCACGCCTGCCAGCATCCTATCAAACCTATCGAGTGTTCTACCGACCATCGCCGGGGCAATTAACACCACGCTCGATACCCACCTTCCAAAATCTGTTTTAGATAATTCTATATTGACTCAGGCGCTTCAGAAGTTTTCAACGAATCAGGCCTTTCTGAAGGCTCCTACGAACGGCAGGAAGGCACTTGCCATCAAGGCGGCGGAAGGGTCGGCCAATCAGCCCCAGAGCGTCATGGACACCATCTCTTCCCTTCCCGGAGTTGCACAAGGAGTGACCACCAATACAATCCAAGGTCTAGGAAATCTATTCGCAGGAAGTTAATAAATTATTCCTTTTACTTCCTTAATTTTCTTAAGCTTGGCACCAATAAGATCAAACGACTCATTATCGATCAGCCAATCGTTCTTGCGAGTCTTATTAATTTGATCACGCCTTGCGAGACTCAACATCATATAGGCATATTCAAGCAATTTTTCTGTTGAATAGTTGTCAGGATCGTAGGTCATTTTTATTCTCCCCGAATGAATGTCAAAAGACGATTTAGAAAATTGATTTCATTATCAATTTCCCAATAACTGTCTCCCTTATCAGAGAGACAGGATTGTTCGATAATTCTCATAGCGAGGCGGGTTTTAATCATACCCGCCGTGTTTATGAGTTTTTCTTTATTATCCATATTATACCACCTTTTCAAACTTGGGACGGGAGACAATGGTCTGATTCACGCCTTCACGAACCGAATGATCCTTGACCGTCGCCTTGCCCTTTACGGCATCACCACGAGCGGCTTCCAGATACTTCGAACCCTTGTAAACGACGACGTTACCGGCCTCGTCCTTAAGGATATGAATATGGAGCATACCGAAGTCAGTCTCGTAAGAGAAGTGGTTTTGCATGGTGAGGGTGAAATCCTGACGCTTACCAACCTCACCAACGAAGACCGAAGCGGCGTCAGCAGCCTTCCAAGCCGCCTTACGCTCGTCTTCCTTGGCGAAAATCTTACGAACGGCAGCTTCCTGACCAGCGGTGAGGGAGCCCCAATCGGCATAATTCGTCAGCATGGTGCTGATGAAGCTGTTAGAAGACTTGTACATCTTCTCGACCAGAACGGCGCGGGTGGCGTCTTCGGCCATCCAACGTGCAGCTTTGCTCTTTTTCGCATTGGCCATCTTGTAGCCCTCAATCGCGGGAAAGTAACGGTCGGCGTGGTCATGTTGTTCGTCGTAGGCCATGATGTTTCTCCGTTGTTCCGATGATATGAATATAAATCATTCATATCGGGATGTCAACGGATATTTTTAAAAAATTAGAGAAATTTCTGATTAAACGCCTTTGGATCAATCCAAGCACAAAAAATTAGGAATGCAACCATAGGGTTACGTGTCATCCAGATCACGAGGGCAGCACCGGCGATGATGGCCAGATCGATGAGGAATGTTTTCACATGTTTCATGACAAAAATCCTTTAAAAGAAGAGAATAACAGGGGTCGAACCTGTCACCTTACGTCATTTCCATGGTTGGATCGTAAGGTATGGAGCCTTGCAAACTTCACTTGACGCTACTCAACTAGCCTTTCACGCCATATTACTGTGCATACCGTATTCTCATAGATGGCGGAAACACCCATATCCGACATGGACTCCCTTTCGAGAGCAATCTGTTTAGCAAACAGTTGCCGATCCCCTCGGCTTGTCATTTCCATTAAATTTGGCGGAAGAGTGGCTGTGTCGATCACCATACGATTACTCATCGTACCATCCGATTTCAAGTCGGTGAAGGGAGCCGTCCCTCATACTCTTCCATATTTCTATTTATTCTTTTTAATTTAGTATTTTGACCTTTGTATGTTAGCGTCTGAGAATGACAATTAGGACATATAACCATAAGATTTTTATTTGAAATCCGAAGGTACGGTTTCAATCCAAGTTTGTTTTTCATCAGAAACATACAAAACCTTGTCATAATTCTCGAAAAACTCCTTACTATCCACGTCATCCCGGAAATTCCGAAGATGCTCGTTTATCTGATCATTGTCAAGTCCCTTATCGACCCTAACGTGAAAAATATATTTCATTTTTTTCTCCTATTTAAAATAAAGTAAACGAGTGTCACCCACGAGATGACGGTTTGTTGATGTGGACTGAATGAAAAGTTCATACTGTCCATGATCCTTCGGAGAGACACGAACCTCACGATCCGTTGGAAGGCCTAGAAGATCACGAGCATCATCGCCAGAATAGGTCTTTCCAGACTTCTTATGCTTGATACAAATTTTCTTTGATGCCTGCACCTTCTCAGATTTATTTAGCTGATAATATGCCGAACCAATATTATATTCTCCAAAATGCTCGATACAGAAGTCGCGAATCTCAGTCTTGTTATACTTCTCAGGAACCCATAGAATTTGAACCTTGTCGGTGATATCATCAAGATTACGCTTGACTTCAGATATGGAGACATTCGAAAGGTCTGTGTAGAACGAGCTAGAACTGGTTAGACCACGAGTACGATCACTGAAATAAGCCCGTGTGGCCTGTGTCGAAACCTGTGTGGACTGACGAAGACCCTTCTCGGTGACTTCCCATTCGATGACGTTGCCAACGGGAATACCAAGATTGGTGATGTATGAACCATAACCCTTGGGAACACGGAAGGCGAAAGTCCACTTATCAGTAGACTGGAGATGACGGATACGAGATGCAACCTGTGGGGCTATTTCGCCGTGAACATTATTTCCACCGTCAGTGATAACCATGATCAGGTAGGCGGTATCGCTATTCTCGTTTTCCTCGGAAATTGTATCAATCATCAAATTAATGGCATCTAGAAGCGGCGTCGATCCACCATTCGCATAGTAGGATGTAATATTTCTAAGCGTCGCGACGTTCTCGTCTTTGATGATGACGCGATTTATGGTTCTAAAGTTGACGGCCACGCCACATTCCACGACAGTCACAAGACCCTTGTGGTTCTTGTCGATGGAAGACTTCAGACTATCAACGGTAAGGTTGTAATCGTTGATGGCTCCTGTGATATACGACTGCATGGAGCCGGAATGATCACGAATAATACCAATTTTAGTTTTCATGTTTATGATAATCTCTTTCCTATATTTTTTGAAAAGCCTTCTTTGTATTCTACATTCTCCTGAATGGCTTCTTTAAATTTCTTGAATGCTGATATCAAGACAGCAATTTGAAATCTGACCTTTTCCAATTCAAAAATATCAGGATTATTGTTCCAATTTTTGACCATCAATTCTTCTTTTTGTTTGAGGAATTTGATCTGTTTCTGAAAGGTATCGAATTTTTGCTCTTGCCATTCGTCTTCAAACACTTTGACTGGTTCGTAAGTCATTTGTTATCCTTCTTGATAAGTTTGATGTTGTAATTCACGATCTTAGAATAGCTGGAATGGTCAAGATATGCCCGAACCGATGTCTCAAAGTCTGACTCCGCATTCTTGATAACCTTTTCGACTTCCTCCGTGGCCGTCTTCATAAGCACTTCCCGAAGGGCATCCCTAAGAGCAGACTTCAGAAGTGTATTATACAGTCCTTCATCAGGAAGTTTTGTCGGGTCTAACATCGCCATTATTTTTTCCTCTTTTCATATTCTTCAATGATACTTTGATGCACGGCCATCTCATCCTTACTCGCGTCGATCATGGCGAAACGATCCTGATTAGCCCACAGAGATTGAAAGTCGCCTCTTGCCTTGTCATAAAATTCAAAGGGACGTTGGTCAAAGGTGTTGAGGTTTCCTCTAATCCTAAGACGTTCTAGGGCCTCGCTGACGGGCATGTCAAGCAAGAAGGTAATATCTGGCATGGCATACCACTCTTTGCTACCAGTCTCGACCTTGATCGAATTCCATTTGGTTGACCGACGCAGATTAATATCTACATCCTGCTGGTAGACTTCGGTGGAATCAAAAAACCTATCACAAATAACGACCTTCCCGGCGTCGATAGCTGGCCTGATCGTGTTTAAAATGTGATCCCGACGAGCGGCATAAAAAAGAAAGAATTCCGTATATTGGTCCAGATCGTTGTTGATAATGATATTACGGATTTGTTCCGCGATATAGGAGCCGCCCGGCTCTCTAGTTAGCAGAACGGGAATATTCTGTGCCTCAAGGTAAGAAGCCAAAAGTTTGGCCTGTGTACTCTTTCCGGTACCGTCTATGCCTTCAAATGTAATAAAAATCGTGTTCTTCCTCTTTATGGAGTAATTCTTTCTTCAGCAAGATAGGTTCATTAAATTTTTCAGAAAGAACCTTACAGATTTCATGCAAAAGACGTGATCTGTCGTATGGTGACCACTCATTTCTACCTTCACAAGTATTTGAAAGGATGTCCTGTGCGATGCATTTACCTACGAGCCATGCGGCAAGCTTTGTACTATCAGGATTATTGATTACAATCTTATCCAGATTTTCTTCAATAATCGACTCAACATTATAAGACATTTTAATCCTCCAAAAGTTCAAATCTAAACCAACGCCCTCCAAACATCGCAAATTGTTTGATAGCGAAGTCAGTAATTTCCCCGTCCTTACCCACGATGAACGTCATCTCATAACGAGAATCTTCTGGTATCAGCAACGTATCGATCCGCAACTCACGATTATCGATTATCTCTTGTGTATTGTTCGTGGCGTCACAGATGACCTCAAAATCATCAAGTCCCATAAAAACTTTCTTATTTGAGAAGGCGGATCATTTCAGTTTCGAAACGCCTAAAGAAATGCCACTGTTCATCGAGCATCTTCTTATGAAATTCATCATAAGTTCGAATTTTCATCCATTCGCCCATCTTGGTGTAGAAATCAAAAGGCGTCATTGTGTTTCCTTCTGAGCATTATCAAGATACTTCTGCACGGCCACGGCATGGTTGTGACAGTATTGATTATGCTTCCAAAGCTTGACGTAGCTCTTCGCCACGTCCTTGTTAGACTTAAACTTCTCTGGAAGCTTGACTGACCCACAGGCCAACAGATTCGATGGAGGCATGATAACCTCATAATGTGTCACCTTAATGTCCACAGGCTGTGGCGTGGCACAACCGGCCAGACACACACCAATAATCAACGCGGCGATTGTAAGCTTAATCATTATTTTCTTCCCTTTAGACTTCCTAAAATTTGGTTAAAGATTGGATCGAGTTGATCGTCCTTTGTGGCGTCAACTGCGGCATTGGCGATACCGGCAGATTCTTTCACTCTCCCATCAAGGACAGAATTCTGTTCCTGAAGCTGTTGGAGATTGGTGGCGAGGGTTTTATTAACCGCCGCCATCGCGTCTTTTTCCTTGATGACTTCTTCAAGCTGCATCTGATTAAACGATGCCAAGGCTTCTTTCTTGGCCTCGTGAATTTTGAGTTCATACCACCCAAATACGAGACCGACCAACATGATGCCACCGGCAACATATCCAACAATTCTTCCGAATGGCGTGAGTAGGAAAGCAAGCATAAAAAACCCTTTTGTGCCTATTTATAATTTATAACGCCACTGTTCATTCGGAGGAATTGATTTATAACGCCACTGTTCATTCGGAGGAATGAAGCCATGAGGGTACTTATAACTACATTGTTCTTGTATGACACCCTGATTGTCGGGTTTACCTATATAACAATCCTTAGACTGTATATAAGCCCCTATCCCCGCGAAGATGAAAAGTATAACGAAGAACACAACAAGACCTATAACACGAAATAGAATGTAGTACAAGATAGCCTTACCGGCTATATTACCGATACTGGTGTTCAGAAGGCCGTTGCCGATTTCTTTCGGTGTTGCATCAAAAAGACCCATGATGAATAATCCTTGTGTTACCAGCGGTTCATTTGCGCCTGATGAAAATAATATACCTTATTTCCGTAGGTGTCAAGGAGAAAATCCTCAATCCACGCCTTGTCCACATTCTCAGGCAAGGTAGATTTCATGGCTGCATCTTCGACATCCACAAACAATTCCTCAATCTTTTCAGACACTTCCTTGTATGGAAGCCATCCCTTCTTGATATTTAGAAGTTCGGGAGCATTGGGACGAGGAAAAATAATGTTATGGGTTCTGAATAGCTCCACCGCCTGCTGCCCAATTCGAACAGCATGAGATAATGCCTTCCAGTCCACGCCTTCATTCTTTTCGGCCTGTAGAGCCCTCTTTCCATACCCGTCCACGATCTTCTCGACCACAGAGAAGGCGCTTCCGACAGAGGCGGTAAAGGGTAGCAGACGATCACATACATCCAGATGACGAATCTCCTGACCACTGGCCAGAGGGATATCCACGATCTTGATGAATTCCTTGTCCTTGGCCCATACGTCGATCTTGGTGGCATAATCACCCAGCTTCTTATTCATTCCCAAAATACTAACAAGATGGTTAAGAAATTCAAGCGCATCACGAGCGGCGGCGACGCGGGAGCCCTTGATGCCGTATTTGTTGGCTTGTTGACGACAATAGCCGATGAAGGCCTTGGACTGCCGGGAGATGAGTTTTTTCCGATTATTCTGAATACGAGTCCACATAGGAGAGTGTTCAAGAATATAATTATTCGGAGCGAAGAGCATGTCCAGAGAAACCGTCTGACCTTCCGCGACAAGCTTCAGATACTTATCGAGACTGTAAATTTCCTCATCGATGTCGGCGGAAGAATTTTTCTCAAACTCAGGCTTCTCCTTAGAGTAAGAAATTGATTCCTTGACGCGACGCAGAAGAATATCCTCGGCGGTGGGAATATAAACCGCCTTGTAATCTGTATCGCTTGTGGGAGTATTTGTCCCATATAAGGATGATCCGAAGAGCAATCTAACAATCTTTTCCATGATTAATCCTTTTACTTCTTACACTTGTTCCGATTGCGGCGCTTCTTGGAGCCGATCTTCCGACGCCCCTTACGTGGGCGGTTCTTCTTAGGTGTAGGCAATTTCTTTC